TCACCTATATTAATTTCTCTATCTATAACAGTTCTTTCAATAAGAATATTAGGATTATCAGTTTTAATTATTTCAGTTTCCATTATGATATTGTTTTAGTTATATTCAATACTTCATCACCAGAATAAACTATTGTAGTTGTTAATATTTTATTTGTTATTTCATCTTTAATAGTTATTACTGTTGGATTACCATTTGTATAAGTAATATCTTTGGTGAATAACTTTTTTAATTTGGTATTGTCAGACCAATAATTTATTTGAGTTATTTCATTGTCAACAGTTGTGAATTCTGTATATACATCATAACTAGATTTTCATGATAAAGATAATTCAGAAATTTCATTGATTTCTTTTTGTTTAGCGCTTGTACTCGAGGGAGTATATAATATTTGCAAGGTATCAGTATCATTCATAGATGATGTATTATATGATAATATTACAGTATTATTTATAACAGATGCATCTTTACTAGAATCATTAGGAGTATATATTACAATTCCTGCTGTTGTATTTGTAATTAAATCAATAGACTCTTTAACTATTGAAGGATAAGCTGTAAAAGTAACGATGCCAGCAGATGCATCAAAACTATAAGATTGGATTGTAAGTGGCATGATTTTATTTTTTGCAAATATACATATAATAATGGATAAAAATTATAAATTTTAATAAAATATGATTCAAGTCATTTAGCTAAGAATTTATTCTAAAAAATGCACATTTTGCAATCTTATAAACTAAATAATAAATGTAAGGTATTATTATAAATGAAATATGGTAGTTTTTTACTGCATTAGATTTTATGTAAAAAAAATGTTGTACATTTGCACCATTATAAATCGACTACAGCGAATCCTGTAGATTACTTTTAAAATAAATAATAACTTAAAATTAGACTATGAGTGCGAAACAGCATAATAGATTGCCTTCTAAAAAAGCTAAACTAGCTTGGAATTTCAGAGCTAGGAACGAAAAACAACAACAGTTGATTGACTTGATACAACAAAATGAGGTAGTAATCGCAAAAGGAGTTCCAGGATCTGGGAAAACTTATGTAGCTTTAGCTACTGCCTTAAATTTATTAGGAGAGACTTATAAAAAAATTATTCTTGTAAAATCAGTAGTGACTTTACCAGGCGAAGACACTGGGTTTCTTCCAGGTGGAATAGCACAAAAAATGGATCCATTTATAATGTCTTATACTTGGAATATTGATAAAATATGTGGTGAAGGATCTGCAAAAGATTTAATGGATAAGAAATTGGTACAAGTATTACCTTTAGCTTTTATCCGTGGTTTATCTATAGATGATTCTATTGTAATTATAGATGAAACTCAAAATATTGATAATCATACTTTCAAAACTATAATGACTAGAATTGGAGAGAATTCTAAGTACATTTTCTTGGGTGATTCAGAACAAGTAGATAGGAAATATGTAGATGAGTCTTGTTTAAACACCGTAGTTAATTTATTTAGTAATACAAACATAATGGGAATTATCGAATTTAATGATGAGGATTGTGTAAGGAATCCTATAATTCCAAAAATATTATCAGTTTTAAGAAGTGGTAATATATAATTTAATTCACTTATTTTAAGCATACACGTTTTATATTAAAATTTTTTAATACCTTTGCAAAAATGATAACTTAATATCAAATTTTTAGTAGAAAAGATAGAATGACTGATATATTTCAATTTCTTACTTATGTAGTAAGCAATCATGGATATTGAGCTACAATAGGGTTTATAATATTAAGTATTATACCTTTACTATTAGGTGTAATAATAGTTGTATCTAAAAGCTCGTTGGGGAAAATAGTAGATAATAAGATTGCTGAAAAAGCAGATACAGATTCAGAAACCCACAAAGCAGGGAATAGACTAAGAAAAGATTTTAACAAAAATGTAATAGGAATATTACAAGATTTAGCAGAAGAAACCGAAGCAGACAGAGCGTTAATATTTGAATTCTCTAATGGTACTTCCAATTTAATTGGATTGCCATTTTTATTTATGTCGGCAACTGCCGAAGTTGTTACCCCAAATACAGCACCAGTAGGACATAAATACCAAAGAGTAAATATTTCAATAGCCGCTAATTTTTTAATTGATCTTGAAGAACATGGATATGTATATATCGAAGAGTTACAGGAATCAAAAGAAAAATATCCAATATTAAGTTATTTTATGTTACCAAATGACGTAAAATCAGCTTTATTTTATTCCATTGAAGGAGTTGATGAAGTAGTTGGATTTTTAGTGATTACAACGACAGCTGCATCGAATAAGATTATAAACAAATATGAATCCATGTCTATCATTTCTAAAGCTGCACAAAGAATCAGTGCATTATTAAGTTTTAATGATTTATCAAAGGGATTAAAAAAGAAGAAAACAACATGACTATGGTAAATGAAATTGATTATGACCAATTAACAGTAGATAAAGAAAATGACATTGTAAGATATAATGATAAATTGCATAAATACTGGGTAAAAGGTACTAATCAAACTTGTATTTCTGTAACAACATTAATACATAAATTTACTGTTTTCGATGAAGACTTTTGGTCTTCGTATAAAGCATTTGAAGCAATTCTAGGAGAAAATAATTTTAAAGAATTTAAACCTACATTATTAGAGGTTAAAAAGTTTTCTCCTAGATTTCTTGAATTAGCAAGTGTTCCTAAAGATGCCTTTGATAAAGAAAAGCAAAGATTATTAGATGAATGGGAAGAAAAAAGAGAAGCCTCTTGTATTAGAGGAACTGCCATTCATAGAGAACATGAGTTAGCCCATTTATCTGGGCAAACAAAAGAATTAAAGTATTTAGGATTGGGTGGAAATTTTACATCTGTTCTTACTAACAAGATTGAACCAGGACAAGGAGTATACCCTGAGTTGTTATTATCAAGAATATCTGATGATGGTAAACTTAGAATTGCAGGACAAGCAGATTTAGTGATTGTTGATGGATTTGATGTATACATTCTAGATTATAAAACTAATAAGAAGATTGAAACTAAAGCTTACTTTGATCGCAAGACAAAGAAGCATTCAACCCTTAAATATCCTCTAAATAATATTCAAGATACTAATTTTTGGCATTATACTTTACAATTATCAACTTATGCTTGGCTAATTCAAAAGATTAATCCTCTCTTTAATATTAAAAGATTAGTATTGTTACATTATGACCATGATGGAAATAATGCAGAATATGATTGTGAATATTTAAAAAATGATGTAGAAAGAATGTTATCTTTCTATAAAAAATCCATAGAACATGATGAATTTAAGCAGTCAAGAGAAAAAGTGACTTTCTAGACTAGCAAAAATATTTGGAGGTATTTTAATTATATGACTATTGTACTTAGCTGCTAATGGTGTTTATAATTATAGAACTGAGAAATTTATAAAAGAAAAGAAGGCCTTGATTGAACGTTATCAATCAAAAATTGATTCTCTGAATAGAGAAAATAAATTGCTTTTTGTTGAAATTAATAAATTAGATAAAGAAATTGATTCATTACAAAAAGTAAAAGTGCAAATAAATGAAGAATATAATGAAGAAGTTAATATTGTTTATGATGCTACTGCTGCTGACCACGCTGAGTGGTTGGACTCAATCATCATCAAACTGAAAACTAATAAGTAATCCTATTACAAATGATACAGTAATACAGTATGAATTTCAAAAGAAAGACTTAAGAAATATTAGACTTTATATTGTTTCATTAGAAAGATATTATAGTTTGTACAAAGTTGATGAACAAATTATAGCAAAACAAGCAAGAGAGATAGAGAATTATAGAATCGTGGTTGATAATCAGAGAGAGATAATTGAATTTAATGAAGATGTGAACTCTGAATTAAATAAATTTAATCAACGATTAACCTTAGATATTGTTAAGTATAAAAAGCGTGAAAAAAGGTGGCCTTATTTAGTAGGAGCCGGATTAATAGGAGGATTTGTATTATGCAAGTCGATCAAATAATAGAAGGGACTTGAAAAAACTTATTAAATAAAGATGTAGAATTATATGAATCTCGTATTGCAATTTGTTGTAAATGTAAATTGTTTATACGTGAGAAGTTCTTTGGAGAAGTATGCAATTCTTCACTTTATTTAAATACTGTTACTAATGAAGTTTCAGAAGTTCAAAGAAAAGGATTTATTCAAGGTTGCGGATGCGTGTTATCCTCAAAAACACGAGTAAAAGAAGCCCATTGTCCAGCATGGAAATGGTAATTATTAATATTAAAAATGAAAATGAATTATGAGTTTTAAAGAATCACAAACAGGAAGATTTTATATGGGAGATAGAAAAAATGCAGGAGAGCAATTTATTCTACCCAAGAATGATATTTTAGAAATGGCTGAAAAACAAAGAAAAGAAAAAGAAGCAGAAGAAGCCACTAAACTATACCTAGAAGCACAAAAGAATAAACAAAAAGAAATAGATGAAAAACTTACTACATTAGAGCTATTGCCAATGTTGGATAAGATCATTATTTCAAAGTATCCAGAAAATCCCTATAGAAAAATAATGGAAGGGAATATTATCGTAGAATATAGTGGGGCATTTAAAAATCCAGACACAGGAGAAAACGATAAACTAGAAGAATTTGTAGCTTGTGCAAGAGTAATAGAAGTTGGTCCATTAAGTAAATATCTTAAACCAGGTGATGATATATTCTATGATAAAAGAACAGTATATCCAGTGCCATTTATGTCGATGGGATATAATTTACTAAGTGAAGGACAAGTTCTTTGTGTATTAAATGACAAATTAAAAGAACGATTTAAAATGAGTGAATAATGGAAGCTAATATAAAACAATTTTTCTTGCCTGGGGATGTAGTAACTCTCAGGCAAGATATTCCAAATAAACCTATAATGATTGTAGTCAAAAAAGTAAAGAAAACTATTAAAACTGAGAGTTTGAGTGGTGAATTTTTTCAAGGCATTTTATGTCGATGATTTACAACAACGGGTGAGATGCAAGAAGCAGTATTTAATACTAAAGACTTAGTAAAATAATGGATAAAATAATATCAATCGCAAAAAGTGTTGCCGTAAGTGTTGCTAAAAAATAAGTATCGGTGGCGCAAATTCTAATGAATTGCCCGATGGTATATATCTTACATCTGAAGAATTTTTCTTAAGTGAAGACAACGATAATAATATAATATTTATAGACGAATAATATGGCAATAGTACAACGACCATTAAGTCAAATGAGCGACACTACTTTATTAGGCGTCTTTAATAGATTAGATGAAAAAGGCTACACAACATTAATAACAAATGAAGATACACCATTTGACGGCACTTTAGATTTCAGTGTAAATTCATATAATTCACACATTCAAACTGCCGACATAACATTTACTGCCATTAATGCCCTTAGACCTTATACCTTATATCAATTAATTATAAATGTGAATAGCACTTTTGCATTAAATTTTTCAGAAGACTATTAATGTATAGAAATGATATTGATGGAAATGGAATATATCATATTTGATTTTGCACATTACCCAATAGCAGCATAGCAACAAGTATAGTTAAAGTAGGAACTTATGAAATTCCTCCACCACCTGTTGCAGATATTCCATATGAAGCAAACTTAGTAAATCGCTATAATTATGAAAATGTTGTAGTAGATGAAATTACTAATAAAATTTCTGAGATTACAAGTTCCTTTAATGCAGCATTTTCTTTAACATCAACTACTGATGCAACAAGACCAATGTTGAATTTAGCAAATAAGCGCATTGAATTTAACTTCCAATTATGGGAAAACTCTAAATATTAAAGGAATGCTCTGATATCAAGGGGGTACTGATGTGCAAACTTCTGGAGCAATTGCTGTTTATAAACAGAATCTTATAAATCTTATTAATAGAATGAGAACTGTTTTTAATAGTCCAACCATGCCATTCTTAATTGTAACACAAACAGAATATTCTCTTACATACTCTGCATTACTAGAGCAGTATCAAAATGAAATACAAGCAGAATTACCAAATATTTTCATTGTAAGTGCAAATGATGCTACTTTATATGAAGATAGATTACATTTAACTCCAGAAAGTTCAATAACAACTGGAGAAAGAGTTTTTACACAATGACAAAACATATAATATGGAAACAATTGCAGGAATTCTTTTTGCATCATATACAGCATATTTTATTGTAATGGTAGTTTTGTATTTTTTTAATCCAAAACCATTAAAGCAAGCAATGAAATACTCAACAATAGGAATGTTTTTACTAATAATTGTATTAGTAATTGCATTATGGATAGATGGCACTTTATTTAAAGATATCCGAGTAGTTAATTACTTTTAACAGATAATAATTATTAATAATTAATAAATAAATCATGACAAAATTGTCACAACCCTTAGCAATTAGTTTAGCAATAAGCTTAAGTGTTAAAATTTCTATAGATCCTCTTCCTGTAATTCCTTTGATAGGTAGCACATTAGGGGAATTTCAAAAATACTCTGATGCATATTTAGTTAGCGCTGAAATAGATAGTGCTAACAAATCAGGTACAGTAAGTATTTTTTATGGAAGAGATGGATTATACGATAATGAAATTATCTGTGAAGCCATATCTTCAGACAGTGGTACTGTATTTAGATCAGCAACAATTCCTAAGATAAAACCAGGATTATTAACTTGAAAAGTAGTGCTTACTTCAGATGGAAGACATTATGAAGCAATTGGAGAATCTTATAGAATTTATCCAGGAACTCAAAATATAGCTACAGAGTATTCAATACCTACTATGATAGGAACTACTTTCTATATAGACCCAAGTGCAGCAACAAATGGAAGTGGAACTGAGGTTTCTCCTTTTAATGTTTTACCTGTAATGGGCAATTCTAATACATATCTTCTAAAAAGAGGAACTACTTTAACTTATACTGGCTATGCATCTAGAATAGGAACTATAGGGACTTGTACTTTAGGGGCTTATGGAGAAGGAGATAGACCAATTATAAATTGAATAGTTTCGGGTGCAAGTGAAGTAAGATTTATAGATGCTACTAGTAATACAGGACAGCCAGTTATTATAAGAGATATAAAAATAAAATCAGACGATATTTATGGTATAGGTATTTACCTTGCTAACAATCCTGGAAGTTGAATTTATAATTGTGAGATTGAAGGATTTACTTGACCAATTTATACTGAAACACATGTCTTTAGTCCTTATTCATTACAATGAGCAGGTTTAAAGATTTTATATTGTACATTGCATAATCATGGATTTGATGGTATTAATGCTCGCAGTGTTACTGATTTAGAAATTGGATATACTTATATATATGATACAAATATGTATTATTGGGTAAATCATCCAGCAAATATACATGAAGATAACTCACCTGGAGATGGAATACAAATTAATTCAGGATGTAGAAATCCTTTAGATCCAACCGGAGAAAGAATATCACAAGTAACTCATTTACATCATTGTACTATTGATAAATCTAGTACAGGAAATAAAATGTGTGTGGTTACAGATTCAGCTATTTCAGATTTTATATTTGAATATAATCATTTCATTGGACAACGTTCAATTCCTGGTAATACAGTAAATGGATTATACTTGAATATGGGAACACAAACAAATGATAACTTAGTACAATATAATCTTTTCGAAGAATGTGCAACTGCAAATGCAGTTTATCATAATGCAACGTTTGCTTATAATAAAGTAATTAATTGCAATTTAGGGTTAGTTATAAATGCAAATAGAGTGCAAAGAGTTTATAATAATATATTCCATAATATTACTGGATTTGCTATTAATAAATTAAGTAATGCTTCTGCTAATGTGCATAATAATGTATATATAAATTGTCCTTCAACAGTGCAATTTTTAAGTGGCGGAACAAACACTAATACACATAATCATTTTGATAATTCAACTGTAACAGGTACTAATAGTACTACAGGAGATTGTTTAATTAATAATAAAGCAGAATTTAATTATTATCCACTTTCTAATAGTCCATTAATTAATAGTGGAATAAATGTAGGATTAATTTTAGATGCTGCTAATGAAGTAGTTCCACAAGGAGCAGGATATGATAAGGGAGTTTACGAATATATAATAATTTAATTAAAAACATGGTAATAAATTTAAAAGTAGAAAATTTTACTGAAGTATCAGGTGCTTGGTATTCAAGTGCATTTATTCAAAATGCTCAAGACGTATTAATGACAGTAGCTATTTGGGCTGATGGTGAGGGGGAAGCTTCATTACAAGGCAGCATAAATGAACAAGATTGAATCGACTTAGTCGATACCACATTTACAATAGATGATGCTGGATTGCAGACTTACACAGATTGTCATTTAGGACTTAAATACAGAATTAAAAGTACGATTGAGCCTATTTCAGCACAAGTACTTATATAGATAATATCGCCGACCCAAGTAATACTAATTATTTGGGTTGGCTTTTATTATTAATTTTTATTAAATAAAAATAATATGGAAGAGAAAAAGAAAGAATTATTTACTTACTTTACTTATTTAAAATCTGTTGAATTATTTCCAGAGAAATATGGTAATATAAGTTCTATGGATGAATGGACATCAGTAATTCAAGAGAATGAGGATGATATAAATACAATTATTACAGCTTGGGAGGAATTAACTGACGAAGATTTGGGAGAATTAGACAAACAATATGCAGAGTTACAAAGTCAAAATGAGCAAGAACAAATGCAATTTGCTGCCAAAGGAGCAAAATTAAGAGCACTCAAAGCTCAGTCAGGAATGAAGATGATAAATCCTTACATGAAGGATAAACCAGAGTATATATATCAAAGAGCAAAAGATAGTATGTATCATTCTGATTATGGAATTAAGCGCGATTTAAAAGAAATAATAAATGAACGTACTTTTAGTAATCCAAGTCAAATTAGAAGTGCTGAAAATTTTGGATATGTTGGAACTGACGATAGATCGTTAAAAGATTTTGCCAATAATTTTATGACATTATATAATGATCGTTATACTGCAGGTTCTTATGATGGTAAAGTTGCTGCAACAGATGAATATATGAAAGGTAATAAAATGCAATTGCCCAATCAAGATGTTGTAAAATTGGCAGAAAGAATCAAAAAAAATGGTGGTAAGACTAAATGAACAGAATCTAGTCCTATGTATGGAGATGAATCATATGATCTAACAGAATTTCTAAATAAAGTAGATATTTATAGAGTTATGAGAGAATTAGAAAGACAAAATAATCCTGGAAAAACTCAAGCTCCTGTAAATAGTAAAGCTAAAGGTGGAACAATGAAAAAGAAAAAGAAATGTAAATGTGGTTGTGATATGGTAATTTCAAAAGCAGCAGGGGGTAAACTCACTGAAACTTGCGCTTGTAAATGTGGTGGGAAAATTAATAAATAGAATATGAAATTTTTCAAATATGATAATGATAATGGAGAAGTAATACTAAATGATGAAGGCATATTATTAGCCAAAGAATTTAGTGCATTACTTGAAGCAGGGAGAAACAAAACTCCGCAGGATAAAGCCGGAAAAAATAAAGAAAGAGCTTTTAAAGAATTTACTTATATATATTTATTTCTTGATTGGGAAAGTGTTTATTCAAACCTTCCAGAGCAAGAGAAACATGCAGCAGCTTTAGAAGATTCAGGACTAACTGATGAAGAGTTTGTAGATGAAACATTTAAAGCAGCTTGTAGAAAGTATGAAGAAATTCAAAATTCTGCAATATCAATGAGATTATTGAAGTCTGCTATGACATCAGTAGAAACTCTAATCTTTTATTTACAACATGTTGATGTGAATGAAAGAAATCCTTTAGATGGTAAACCTATATATAAAACAAAAGATTTAATTGCTGAAATTAAAGGTTGTAAAGATGTAATTGTTGGTTTACGAGACTTAGAAAATCAGGTTAGGAAAGAAATGGACCAAGAAACTGGATTGCGTGGTAATGCAGAACCTGGATACTTTGATTAATGGCTATGAATTGAGATGTAAAACTAGAAGATCATATAGAATTCTTCGATCCATACTTGTCGTACGAATTAACTGGTTATAGACCAATTAATGACGAACAAGGTTTAGATTTTGATCCTGATTGATTCAGGGAAGCTGCAATGACCAAGTTAAAAACAAAACGTTATAATAAATCACCATATGGTTCACCTTCATATAAGTTATTTTGAGATGAACAAATGGATTATTGTAAAAATGGAATTACAGTTAATGGATACAGATTAACAGGGGATAATTATTTCTGACTAAACTTCTTTAGATTGAAATCTTCTATAGAAGGTAATAGAGCCTCAGAAGGAAGAGATTTAAACTTTCCAAAGTTTCTTGTATTTCAATATGAATATTTTCATTATGTTGAATTATGTGAAAGATTAGGAAAAGATGTAGGATTGTTAAAAGCTCGTGCTCTTGGGTTCTCTGAAATGGGAGCTTCACTTTGTGTACGACCTTTCATAACAACAAGAAATTATAGAACAATGGTTTCAGCATTTTCTGAAAAACATTTAAAACCATTGTTATCTAAAATATGACCACAATTAGATTGGTTAAATAATGAAACAGAGGGTGCGTTTAAACGTGTGCGAATGGTAAAAAATACCGATATGCATAAACGTGCTTCAAAGAAGAAAAAAGATGGTACAGAAGAAGGCCACATGGCAGAAATTGAAGGAATCGTCGCTGACTCACCTGAAAAAATTAGGGGAGATCGTGTGGAACGATTGTTATTTGAAGAAGCTGGGTCTGATAAAGTACTAAAGAAAAAATATATCCAAGGTGAAGCTTTAATTACAGTTTTAGGAGGAGATCGAGTAGGTACACGTATTGTATGAGGTACAGGAGGAGATTCTGGACCATCACTTGCAGGTATTAAGGATATAGTTTTAAAACCTGATTCTTATAATATTCTAAAAGTTAAACATAATTATACTCCAGATGGTCGAACTGTATTAACAGCTATGTTTATACCTGCTTATCGAATGGTAACTAAACTTTTAGATAAAAGAGGGTGGTGTAATTTAAGGGCTGGTAAAGAATGGTATGATAAACAAAGAGCATTGAAAGCTGATGATCCAATGGGATTATTAATTTATAAAGCTGAGTATTGTTATACTATTGAAGAAGCTTTAATTCAACAAGGAGATAATATATTTCCTCGTGAAGAATTAGCTGAACAAATGGCTGCTTTGGACATTTACAAAACAGTAGAAGAACCTATGCAAGGTACTCTTACTTGGGAAATTGACAAAGGAACTGGAGAAAGAACAGGACGAGTTAATTGAAGAGAAGATCATGAAAATGGTAAAATATTCTTAACTGAACGTCCATTACGAGCTGAAGTTTCAGGAGAAGGCTATAGAAATTTATATGTCGGCGGAATTGACTCTATAGATATTGGAGCAGCAGATTCCTCACAAAGTAAAGCTGATAATAAGAATGAAAATAAAGTTTCTGATTTTTGTATTGTAATTAAAAAGAGAGTCTTTGGACAATCCAATCCAGAATATGTAGCTTTATATAAAGATAGACCTAGAGATCCCAGAGAAGCATATGATATGGCTGCAAAATTATTAGTATATTTTGATGCTAAAGCTGTATTAGAATCTACAAGAACAGCTATTTTAACATATTTTAGAGATCATAAATACCTTCATTTATTAATGAAACGACCAAGATCAACTATGCCTGATGTTTCAAAAGGCAATTCAAATATGTATGGAACTCCTGCAACTGTAAAAGTAATTACACACTATATTGAATTAATCTATGATTTTTGTTTGGATTATTCACAGACTATAAAGTTCCGTTTAATGTTAGAACAATTATTAAATTATTCTGACGAAAAGAAAAAAGACTTCGATATTATTGCTGCTATGGGAATGGCAGAATTAGGAGACGAAGAATTATCAGTAAGAAAACCAACTGAAAAAGAACCAGCAATGACCTCATTTAGAGATATTGGATGATTTACTGATAGAAATGGGCATAAACATTACGGTATAATACCAAAAACAGAAGACGAACGATATGAACGAACAAGAATTAACCCAAGCGATTCATGATTATATAAAGACACTTTATAATGCAGATTATAATGGGTATTTAAAAGTTGAAAAAACTGACACCGAGTATAAATTTATTATTGGTATTCCAAGTTATATGTTTCCAACAGTTACTGCAGGAGAATTTAATTCTGATGAAGAATTTTTAGATTATATATTTGAAGATTTAAGAATAAGAAATTACATGAAGCAAGATTATTATAAAGTTATACGACTAGATGAAGAAGGAATAATTCCAACTCCATTGCGTTCTCCTAGCTATCAACATATTTAAAAAGAGTTATGACAAAAGAAGAAAAAAAGGCAGAGATAATTAGTAACATAGACCGTGTAATACATGAACTAGTTTATGAAAAGACTCAATTAATTAAAGCCTATAATTATTATCATGGCAAAAGAGATCCTGAACAATTCAGACATTTAGAAGAAAATTATGGTATTGGAACTCCTACATCAGTGGAATTTATTCCATTAGTTAGGAAACACGTGGATGTACTAATTGGAGAATATTTATCAACTCCACTACTTCCAAAAATTTCTTGTAAAGATACTGAAACTTTATCTTCTGCCCACAGACAATTGCAATTAAAAATAAATAATGAAATATTAGATGAATTAAAATCACAATTAAATAATTCATTATATAATGCAATACAAGGCCAAGCTGCAGGACAGCAAGACCAAACAGATAAGGAAATAGAAGAAGCAATACAAAGAGTTATTGATGCCACAGAAAGAAATTTTATATCTGATTTTGAAGTGGCAGGTCAAAACATTATAGATTGATCTTTACAGTCTAGAATAATAGACTTTTTAAACAAAAGAAAGATACTATTAACAGACTTATTAATATCTGGAACAAGTTATTATAAAGTAATAAAATCACCTTCCAAAGAATTGGTTGACTTAGTCATAAGAAATCCACTTCATACATTTATTGACAGGAATCCAGAAGTACCATATTTAAATAAATCATCAAGGTCTGTATGTAGAGATTACCTCACAAAAGATCAAATCTTAGCTAAATACTGGAAAGATTTAACTAAAGAAGATTTAGAAGAATTAGAGGTATTACAAGATTTTGGAATGGAAGGTGGAACTGTTTATTTGAGAAGTTTTGATACTGTTACTGGAAATCCTAGTTCTGATGGAATTTTAGGTGGATTCGAAGTAACTCCATTAATGCCATTTGAAAGAAATAGTTCACAACACTTTAGATTATTTCCAGTTTATGAAGTTGAATGGCTTAAAACTGAAAAAGAAGGTGATAAATACGTTACAAATAGATATGAAGGTGTCAGAATTGGCACAAATATTTATATTCCTATTGGTAAAGTAGATGAAGTTTTCCGCAGTAGAGAAAATCCAGAAGATTGTGCTTTAACTGTAAATGGATTATTTTATGGAGATAGAAATGGAGATCCTTTATCATTAATGTTATCTACAGCTAATTTACAAGATAAGTTTGATGTATTGAATTTCTATAGAGACAATGTAATCGCAGAATCTGGAACAGTAGGTGATTGGATTGACTTAGCATACATTCCTAAAGTATTAGGAGCTACATTAGCAGAAAAGTTAATGAAATGAAAAGCTTATAAGAAACAAGGATTAGCTCTTATTGATTCTTCACAAGAAGGATTGCCGCCAATGAATACGACATTTGGAGGGTACGATGATACAATTAAATTAAATACTATACAAGCTATTGATTTAGCTATTCAAAGAGTTGAAGATACCTGTTCTACAATTACTGGTGTATTTAGAGAAAAATTAGGAGGCATTGAACAAAAAGATGCTGTAACCAATGTACAATTAGGAGTTAGACAATCTGCATATATTACAAAGCAATATTATCAAATAATGGATCTTTTAACAAGAGAAATGTTATTAGATATTCTGAACTTAACTAAGATTGTATTTAAGAATGGCTTCTCTGGTACTATAATTCTTGGCGATCGATTAAATAAAATATTTACAGCATTACCAGAACATTACACTGTTACTGATTACGATATTCACATTGCTGATAGTGCAGAAGTTATTAGAGAACAAGAATTAATTAAACAATTAGTAATTGAATTTATAAAAGCAAAAGAAGTTGATCCTACTATAATTATGGAAGCTATGACTGCTACTGGATTAACTAAAATGAAAATTGCTGTAAATGAAGCATTAGACAAACGTAAAAAAGAGGCTAATGAAATTGGAAAACTTCAACAACAAGTACAAGAATTAGACCAACAACTGAAACAAGCCGGTGGTGAAGCTCAGAAATTACAAAAACAAGTTGAAGGATTAAATCAAGAAAAAGTACAACTTGAAAAAGAAAGACTTAAATTTGAAAAAGAATTAGAGTGGTACAAAGCTAGAGTACAAAATGAATACAATGATAAGAAAATTGAACTTGATTTAAAACGTGTTCAATTAGAAGCTTTACAATTGTATGATAATAATCCTAATAATGATGAAATAAGAAATAGTTAATATGGAACATACACATGACCACTGCAACTGACATGACCCAAAACCACATATTCCAAGTAGTATGTGGTCTGAATTAGTGAAAAGATGGAGAACTGATAGTCCAAAATTTTGAAAGAAAATAATGAGCATTGCAGTTGCAGTAGGTACTAGTGCAGTTGCAGTTGTAGGATCAGATAAATTATTTGACTTACAAGCTTATGGAATACATCCAATAATTTTTACTATTGCAGGATATATAATTGTAGCGTGTGCTGCAATTGGGTTATCTGCTAAAATAACAACACAATAATGACAAAAATAAGAAAAGTACAAAGAAGTGAAAATACTTGACAATATCATTTCATTTGCCCCGGGTGTAATTGCGAACATGCTTTTGATGATAGATGGCAATTTAATCAAGATTTTGAAAGACCAACTATCTCACCATCATTTTTGCAACAAGGATTTATTGGATTTAAAAATGAAGTACCAATGTATGGCACTTGTCATAGTTTCATTAAAGATGGTAAAATACAATTTTTAGGAGATTGTACGCATGATTTAAAAAATCAAATAATTGAACTCTTGCAGTTCTCAGAATAATAAAAAATAGTAATAATGACAAAAGAAAATTTAAAAAAAATACTTATACATGCTACAGCTGCAAATATTGAAAAATTTTATCAACCTTTAGTAGATACTATGGTAAAATTTGAGATAAATACTCCAAAGAGAGAAGCAGCTTTTATTGCACAATTAGCTCATGAGTCTGGCTCATTTAAATATGTGAAAGAAATAGCTTCTGGAAGTGCTTATGAAGGCAGAAAAGATTTAGGCAATACAGAGCCTGGTGATGGAGTAAGATTTAAAGGCAGAGGATTAATACAATTAACTGGAAGAGCAAATTATAAAAAAGCCAGTGAATTTTTCAAAGAAGATTTTATAGCTAAACCAGAATTAGTAGAAACTCCAAAGTATGCAACTCTAGTAGCAGGTTGATACTGACACAGACATTCTTTAAATAAATGGGCAGATTTACAAGACTTTAGAAGAGTGACAAAGATAATTAATGGAGGATATAATGGTATGGCAGATAGACAAAAATACTATGATATCGCTTGTAAAGTTCTTGGAGTATAAATTTATAATTTAAATAAAAATGATACATATAAATTTATTAAGAGTATCTACTGATAGTCAATATTTAGAATTTAGCGTGGAATGTCCAACAGATTATAGGTTTAATTTACTATATATCACTAGGTATAATGTGCGAACTAAATTAAATGATATTACTAAGGATGCAAGTAGTTTGTTACTTGGTAATAGTAATCAAGAAATAATGAGAATTGCAACATCAGCTTTAGGAGATGATGTAACAATGTACCAAGTAGAATTTGGAGTTGAGGCTATAAATTCAAATGATCCTCAGATACCTAATGTTGTAGGAATTTGTTCAAATATTAATTTTGTTTATGCAAATTTACTTGATTTAGTTATGAGTTTTACAAGTTGCTGTATATCTCAAGCAGATTACGATAAATTAGATAGAAATCATATGATTTTGTATGCCCACCAAGAAGCCATGAGGCTAGAAAGATATACAGAAGCTAAATATTTTTATGATATTTTATGAAGTTTATTTACAAATTGTGGACCCACTGTTAGACAGAGAAATGTAGTTAATACACCTTGTAATTGTAATACATAATGAATGAAAGATATACAAATAGCTTATTAGATTCTATAAAAAAGTATTTGTTTAATCTGGAATATTTGGCAAATGATGATAAAATAACTCTTAGAGCTTTAGGAACTTTTAAAATATTGCATCAATTATATAGTTGAGCAGATTGATTTGAAGTTTGTGAAGATAGAAAGATCAAGATGGAACAATTAATTAATTGTATCATTATGAGAAATTCTAATCTTGTTTTGCCAAATATTATTCCTGGACCTTACTATTCAAATGTAAGTACTCCACAAACTATCTATACTTGACAAAAAGTATATGATATGCCAAATGTTCAAATACATGAGGATCTAGATACAGACACAAATCAAAGAGTAACTCATTATTTGGCTGTACAAGCTGATAATAGCGGACAATCTGTTTTTATTACAGTGAATAATCCTGATTTAATAAATTCTACACATGGAAATACTGCATTTTTAAGAACATATCTTGATCAAGAAGAAGTAGAATTAGCCGCTCCAGAAGTTTTATCTAATGGTAAAACTTTTATAAGATGAAAATTAGATGGTATTGATCAACCTTTAGGAGTTCAGAAGTTGAATATAATTATGAATTCTAACAAAACGGCAACAGTTCAATATGCTGATTATATCCCCATAACTGGATCAATTACTATTAATAAGATTGTTACTACAACAGCTGGAGTAGAAATAGATTCTGATACTTTATTTGAAGTTTATGCAACAAATGGAAATATAATTAGGAGTGGATTTGTAAAAAGTGGTATTCCACTTATAATTAGTGATTTACCTTTAGGTACATATACCATATCGGAAAATCCCTCTTTATTACATAATATAGTATCCATACTACCAAGTTCAGTTACCTTAACAACTTCAGATTCAAATAAATCTACTACAATTATTAATGCTGAAAAGTCTTCAATAGGAACAATTACAATTAATAAAGTTGTTTTATTAAATGGAGAGGTAGATCCTACTGATGAAACTAATTTTCCAATTACAATTTCAAATGGGATAGTAACTTTATCTGGCAATGTATCACAATCTACACCTTTAGTATTTAGTAATCTTTCTTATGGAAGTTATACAATAATTGAAAATGTTCCTTTATATTATCAACAATCTTCTATTACTAATTCAATTGTTACAATAACAGAAGAATCACAAAATGGTTCTGTCACAATTACTAATATTTATACTCCAGTAGTTGGTTCAATTACTATTTCTAAAATAGTTAAAGACGAATTTGGAGTTGTTAATCCTGATGATAATACTGAATTTTCAGTAATAGTCTCAAACTCTACTAACTCACTTTGAGTTGGAACTGTTAATAATCACACATCATTTATTATAAATAATTTACCTATTGGGGAGTATATTATAACTGAATCTGAAACAAAAGGATATCAATTAGATTCAATTACTTCAACACCAGTTATAATTACTGAAGGCAATCTTATACATAATGTAGAAATAATTAATAGTAAATTACCTCCATTAACAACTGGTTCAATTACTATAAATAAAAGAGTAGAAAATTATACAGACGTAATTAAATATGGCTCATTATATAATTGATATACAACTGTAGATTCAAGGAATATAGCAAATATTGGATGACGTATGCCAACAGAACAAGATTGATTTAATCTTAGAACTCATACAGGACAAAGTGCTTATCCATATATTGAAACTGGAAATGAATATTGAAATCCACCTGTAACATTAGCAACTAATGCCACTGGATTTACAGCAAGACCAAGTGGTTATAGACTTTCATCAGGAACTTATGAAGCTTTAGGGTATTCTGCTTTCTTTTGGACTAGTACAGAAAAGAGTTCAACTACAGCTAGTATGTTTATGTTAACTAATTCTCAAACTATTGGTTTAACTACACCAGATAAAAGATATGGTGGAGCAATTCGTCTTGTTAAAAATTCTACATTATTAACTGATGGTCAAATAGGTACTTATACAGGTAATGATAATAAAATTTATAAAACTATTTGTATTGGAACAACAGAATGAGTTATAGAAAACTTAAATGAAACCAAATTTAGGAATCAAGATTTAATTCAAGTAGTTCCTTCAAGTGCATGAACAAATCTACCAACAGCTGGTATGTGTTATTATAATAATGACATTAAAAATACTACTTATAGAGGTATTGGATTAATTCCTAATGAAACAATATTTACAACTACCATAACGAATAGTAATGGATCTCTGTCTCAAAATATAGCATATTTAACTCCTGCAGTATTTTCAAATTTAGATTTTGATACTTATATAATTACTGAAAATCAGGCAGTAGGATATGAAAGTCCTGCTATTGACATTCCTTCTGTAACTTTATCTATAGATGATCCTGGTCAATTAGTTACTATTACTAATACTAAAACGGTAGAAGTTGGAAGTATAACCATTAATAAAACAGTTTTAAATGTTTCAGGAGATAAGGAATATTCATTTCAATATGTTGCAACAGGAACAGGTGTAAATCCATTAATATTTAATGCTCATGGAAGCACCGTTGAGCCGGCAATATTTTCTAATTTGCCGCTTGATTCTTATACTATAACGGAAATTCCAGATTCAGATTATCCATTAATAAGTATTACTCCAGAAGTTTGTACTTTAACAAGTTTAAACCCAAATCAATCTGTTGAAGTTGTAAATGGAAATACAAATCCTGTATTTAGTTATGGATTACTATATAACTGATGAGCAGCTAATAATGAAAATAACATTGCGGCAAATGGATGAGTTTTACCAACTGTAGGAGATTATACCAATTTAGGCATTGCTTTAGGTGGAAATGCTGCAGCAGGTGGAAAAATGAAAGTTACTGGATATACCTACTGAAATAGTCCAAATACAGCAGCATCTAATTCAAGTAAATTTAATGCAGTAGGAGCGGGAGGAAGATCAGATGTTTCTCCATCCAATTTTGAACAAAGATTATCTTATACAAGTTATTGAACAGCTAATGAGTTTGATGTAGATAAGTCTTCTTTAATTGCTTTAAGTTTTTCTTCAGGCACACTTATTATAGATCAATATGCATCAGGTAAATTAGGCATTTCTAAAAATAATGGTATTTCAATACGATTAAGAAAAATAAATACTAGTTTATTAGAAGGACAAGTTGGCACATATGTAGGAAACAATAAGCAAGTATATAATACTATCTGTATAGGAGGTATTGAGTGATTATCAGAAAATTTAAGAGAAACAAAATATAGAACAGGAGATTTAATACCTAATGTTACAAATGGTATTACATGAGCAGGTTTAAGAACAGGAGCATTGTGTGCTTATAACAATGATCCAAACAATGTTTAAATGTATTAATAACTAATAAAATCATATGGCTAACCAATTAATTCCTGAGAATCAGTTTCAAACAGCAGTTCCATCTAGTGATGGACTGCTGACTCTTAGGAGTATCAATACGGATTCGAAAAGTAATAGTGATTTATTAGATGTTTACAATATACCGAAAGTAATTATTTCAAATTTAGAGTATGAAAATCTTGATTCAGAAAATGATTTATTAGATTCTCAAGATGTAAATGAGCCAATTCCAATTCTTACTGATGTAGAACATGAGAATTTGGAATCAGATGGAGATTTACTTGAAGGTGTTAGTGTAAATGAACCTATAGAAATTATTCGAGATATAAAGTATCAAACTATAGATTCAGATAATGATTTAATTACTAATGCAACTTGTATAGAAGATGTTCCAGTTTTATTTCACACAAACGGAACTTGTTTTAAAAATATGCATAGTGAATCTCTTATTACAACTAAGGAGGAATTATTTATATATCTATGTGAAGTACTAATTAGATTTGATGCAAGTCCATCACATTATCAAAAAGAAGATTATAAAATATTAATAAAAACATTGGTGGGTTCATTAATTTATTTATATGATAGAGATTCAACAAATACAACAGTATCGTCACCTCCGTTTATTGGATTGGCTTTACCAACTACAAATCCTGTAGCATTTGCTGATGCTAGACATTATAAATACCCAGGTATATATTTAGCACAAATTCCTGGAAATTATGAACATTTTAATATTGTTATTTCTGAATCTGAATTAAAAGATTCATTAGTTTTATTAATACCAGATATTGAAGATGAATTATTTATTAGTTACCATAAGGAAATTTTTGAATTTATTTTAACCGGAGGGAATCAATCAAATAATTATTCTTTTAGGAATGAAGTTATGGGAGGAATTGTTAATGATTTAAATACAATATTTACAACGTCTATGCCTTTTATTCCCGGAAGTTTAATTATTTATGTCAATGGTTTAAAAGAAAGAGATTATACAATAGATACAGATCAACAAATAACTTTTTTAATTCCTCCCTCAAGGAAAGGAATGATAGATATTATAGAAGCAACTTATGCAGTATTATAATATAAAAAATCCACAATAACAAAAAATTAAATTATGGCAACAACGATTAGATCAAGTTCGCAATTATATATAGACGCAAATCTTGATTTCAAAAATAACAAAGGTGTTAATTTAATGCCGGGTACAAGCACTGGTCATGCAGTAGAATATGATCAGATGTATACAGCAATTAGTAATGCTACAACAGGAGTTGGTAATGCTATACATGCCCCAGTAGCAGACTTAGCAGCGGCCAAAGCTGTAACAGATTATATAGATAAAATGCTTATGTTAATTGAAACGATGGGTTTATATCGTTTTGATGCAGAGGCAACAACAGCTAGCAATGATAATACAATTATCAGACCCACAAATATAGCATCTGATGCATCTCCAGGAAGATGAATAAAAATGAGTGCAACAATTACTGATCATAATCTTTTAAGTGGTATACAAGGCGGAACTACTGGAGAATATTATCACTTGACAGCAGCACAAGCAGGATTATTAGCAGGATCTGCATTAAGTAGTTCAAATGATACTAACGTAACATTAACTTTAGGCGGAACTCCAGCTACAGCTTTATTAAAAGCAGTTTCTTTAACATTAGGATGGACAGGAACTTTAGCTGATGCTAGAATTGCAAGTGCAGCTGCTTGAAATGCTAAAGTTGATAGTGTAACAGCTGGTGCTGGTATTGTACAAAATGGAACTGCAAAAGCTCCAATATTTGACATTGTGTCTGCAGTAGGTACCGCTGGTTCAGTTGGAACAATTGTTGTAACAGCTGATGCTGTAGGGGTAGCATTAGGAACAACTTCTACAACTGCAGCTGCAGGTAATCATACTCATGCAGGAATGGGAACTGTTACAAGTGTTACTGCTGGTAATGGTCTCACACAATCAGGAACAGCTACTATAAACCCAACAATTGATGTTGTTTCACATGCAGGTACTGCAGGTTCAGTAGGTACTTTAGTAATAACTGCAGATTCTGTAGGAGTTGCATTAGGCACAACAAGTATTACAGCTGCTAGAGGAGATCATAATCATACTGTTGGGTCTTTAACAGATACTACAATTACTAGTATAGCAGATAATCATATTCTTGCTTGGGATACCTCTACTTCTAAATGAACAAATCAAACTCCTGCAGAACTTGGTATTTTAACAGGTAATCAATCAATTACTTTATCTGGTGATGTATCTGGTACTGGAACTACTGCTATTACTACTACAATTGGTGCTAATAAAGTTACTTTAGCTATGATGGCAACAGTAGCAACGCAAACTTTCTTAGGAAGAAATACTGCTTCTACAGGTAATGTTGAGGTACTTTCAGTAGCTACTGCAAAAACTATGTTGGGATTAAATACAGCTAATTTATCCACTAGAAGCTATAGAATTGTTCCAACAGGATCTATCAATGGTTCAAACACTGTATTTACTTTAACAGCTAATGTCTTATCAGGATCAGAAGAGGTTTATAAAAATGGAATGTTAATGAATGCAGGTGCAGGTAATGATTATACTATTACTTATGGTGCAACTACTACAATTACATTTTTAACAGCTCCTTCAAGTACTCCATTTGCAGATATTATATTAGTTAACTATTCAGTATAAATTTTTTAATACACTATAGATGGCCGAAACAAGAATAAAAGGCATTGAAATAGGTGACTCTACTGTAACAGCAGTTGACATTTCGTTAGCCTCAGCTGCTGTTATCAGTCCAGTTACTGCTAGTAATTTTGTAATATGAGATACTTCAAACGCTATTTTGAAAACAAGTCCATTGGCTAACGTAGAAACTTACTTTAATACTAAATATTCATTAGTAAATCATACTCATACTTTTACTAATTTAGGAGCAACTACGGTTGGTAATAATCTGGTTACTCTACCAAATCCGAGCGCTATTTCTTTTTTGCGTATAAACGCAAACAACACTGTATCAGCGCTTTCAGCACAAGATATGTTGACTGCAATTGGTGGTGGAACTTCCAATTATGTAAACTGGACATTAAAAGTTAATTCTGAACCAACAGGAGTAAATATAGGCAGTGGCATTGGAGTTAATTTTATTGAGGGAACAAATGTAACTATAACTCGTAGTGGCACAGATGTAACTATTAATTCTGCAGGTGGAGGTGGAGGATCTTATTTACCTTTAACAGGAGGACAATTAACGGGGAATCTTGAAATAAGAAAAGCTGGTTCAACATTTACAGCAGTTTCCAATATACTTGGATATGTTTCAAGTACTGATATTTTAGATCTACAGACTCAAGTATATGCAGACTCAGGAGCGAGTACTTATGAATATTTTATTCAAAGAACAGATAATGTAAATACAAGATCATATGCTTTAATGTACACTACTTTTCGAGGAGGAGATGTTGTATTAAGTATTGGTGGTGTAAATTTTGATAATATTTCTCTTCATGCTAAAAACGATGTTATTGGAAATATAACGCACGTATATACTGCAAATAGTGCTGGGATAACAAAATTAGTTCCTGTAGGTTCTTTTGGTGGAGGTGGTAGTGGCACTGTTACATCCGTTGGACTTACTCTACCAACAAGTGTTTTTAATGTAACTACTTCTCCCATTACAACTACAGGTAATTTAACAGCAATATTTAATAATCAACTTCAACAAAGGGTACTTGCTTCACCACAGTTTAGCACAGGAGTTCCTACTTTTAGAAGACTTACTGCTGATGATATGCCTGATTTATCAAACATGTATGATAATTATTTAGGTTGAGAATTAACTTGTAAAATTGGAGGAGCAGAAACAACCAACACTATAAATTCATTAAGTAAT